CTGTTCAAGCAATAGGAACTGTGGTTGATAAACTAGAAGAAGAAACTGAAGAACAAACACCTGAAGAGTAAATAATAAATGGCAACTACATACTTACAATTAACTAATGAGTTATTAAGAGAATCAAATGAAGTTGTTTTAACATCTTCTAATTTTAGTAGTGCTGTAGGCATACAGGCGCATGTTAAAGATTGTGTTAATAGAGCATATAATGATATTGTAAGCGCAGAACCTAGATGGTCTTTTCTAGCTACAGGTGAAAGCGGTGCTACCGATCCTTTTTATGGTAATGTTTATGTTGAAACAGTAGCAGGAACTCGTTGGTATGAATTAAAAGCAGCCTCAAGTTCTATAACCACTGATTATGGCGCTATAGATTGGAATGATTTTTATTTAACTACTATAGGCGTTAGTGGTGCTTCTACCCCATATACAAGTAGAAACTTATCCTTTCTTACAGCAGAGGAATGGAAAGATCATTATAGAGAATCAGAGAATATAGACGATGCTGATACACAAACATACGGCGAACCAAAAACAGTTATAAGAAGTCCTGACGGTAGAAAATTTGGCGTAAGTCCAATACCAGATAAAGTATATAGAGTATGGTTCTTTGCGTGGGATTTACCCACAGCATTAAGCGCACATGGAGATGCTATAGTATTTCCTGATATGTATTCTACAGTGTTATTAGCAAGAGCTAGATATTTTATGCATCAATTTAAAGATAATCCACAGGCAGCATCTTTTGCATTAGACGATTATAATAAAGGATTAAAGAAAATGAGATCTAATCTTATGAATCCTGCTCCTAAATATATGTCAACGGATTTTATATAATGAGTACTTCACAACCTTTTACATTAGCATGTCAAGGTGGCTTGAATAAAGTATCAAGTCAGTTGGAGTTACTTCGCAGTCCTGGAGAAGCTACAAAATTACAAAACTTTGAAGTCTCTACAACAGGCGGTTATAGGCGTATTAATGGTTATAGTCAGCTTGGAGATGGAACAAGACCAAACAGTTCAAATGCAATTCTAGGTCTTCAAGTATATGCAGACGGAGTAATAGCTTGTTCAGGAACTAATATATACTTTAGTCAAGATGGAGACAGTTGGTTATTATTAAATAGAGCAAGTGTTGCTGGCGGCGGAGATAACTACAGCACATTTGGAGGCAGAAGTACTTCAGCAAGAACTTCACAAGGACAAGCAGATTTTGCAATTTATGAAGGCGATACAGATTATGGTGAATTAATTGTAACTGATAGAGGATCAGGTGTAAAGCCTTTTTACTTTAAAATGACTGGTACTGGAGATTTAGATTCTAGAACATTTTTTGCAAAAGAGATCACAGTAAGCGGAACACACTATCCTAAATATTGTGTAATGCATGATAAGCATTTAGTTGTCGGAGGAGCAGCAACAGCCGAAAATACTATATTTTATAGTGGAACAAGTGATATAGATGATTTTACAAGCACAGGTTCTGGAAGTATATTATTAGATGACCAAGTAGTAGGATTAAAAAGTTTTAGAGATGACTTAATTATATTTTGTAGAAACAGTATTTACAGATTAGTAAATATAAATAATTCATCTACTATTGCAGTAGAACCACTTACTAAAAATATTGGGTGTTTAGATGGCGCAAGTATTCAAGAAGTAGGCGGACAATTACTATTCTTAGCACCAGACGGAATAAGAACAGTAGCAGGTACAGCAAGAATTGGTGACGTAGAATTAGGATCATTAAGTAGAAAGATAGTGCCTATTTTTACAGATATTGCTACTAATATAGATTCATTAAACATTAGTAGTGCTGTTATTAGAAAAAAATCACAATATAGATTATTTTATGGTGCTTCAGGAACAGCAACAAAAGTATCTGAAGGAGTTGTAGGAACATTAAGAATGGACCCAGAAGGAGGAAGCCGTTTCGAGTGGGGAGAACTACTAGGAATACAAGCAAGCCAGGCTTTTACATCTGGATTTAATAAAGATAATATAGAAAAAATATATCATGGAGACTATGTAGGATATGTATATAATCATGATACAGGAAACCAATTTAATCCAGCAGGTACAGCGACAAATATAGATGCAGAATATGAATCACCAGATTTAGATTTTGGAGATTTAGGAACTTTAAAAACTTTAAATTATGTAAAAATATCAGTAAGTCCAGAAGGAACTGTTCAGCCTTCGTTGAGAGTTAGATATGATTATGAAGATACAAATATTCCACAACCAGGAAATTATACATTAAGTTCGATTCCAAGCCCTGCAATATTTGGATCAGGGATTTTTAATACTAGTATTTTAGGCGCGGCAGCAACTCCTATGACTAGGCAAGCAATAGAGGGAAGTGGGAATACTGCTAAATTTAGAATATTTAGCGATGATCAAAATGGACCTTATAGAATTAATGGATTATATATAGACTACGAACCTTCAGGGAGAAATTAAAAAATGGCACAAAGTTATACAAGACAAAGTAGTTTCAGTGATGGAGATACCATTACTGCTGCATTGTTTAATGATGAATACAATCAATTAGTCAACGCATTTACATACAGTTCGAGTAGTGCTTCTACTACAGGGCATAGACATGACGGCACAGCAGGACACGGCGGTAATATACACACCATAGGTGACTTAGACTTTTTAAATAAGATAGTTGCGGATAGTACTAATAATCGTTGGGGAGTCTTTGTAGAGGTATCTTCAGCAGCAGTAGAACAAATTAGAATACAAGACGGAGCAATAGTTCCAGTTACAGATAACGATATAGATTTAGGTACAAGCTCATTAGAATTTAAAGATGCATACTTTGACGGTACAATAACTACAGATGCTTTAACGGTTTCAAGTACTACAAATCTTGATGGTGCTATTCAAGTAGATAATACTATAACTGTTGGTGTTGATGATACAGGCTATGATGTTAAATTCTTCGGAGACACTGCAAGTGCTTATATGTTATGGGATACATCTGCTGATGATTTAGTCTTAGCAGGTGCTGCAGGTCTAGATATTGCAGGAGATATAGATGTTGACGGAACTGCAAACTTAGACAACACAGACATAGACGGAACACTCGCAGTAGACGGCACAACTATTTCATTAGATGCAACAACATCCTTAAACATAGATAACTCTAATACATCTAATGGTATCACTATTGGTACTGCGACTTCAGGTGTACCAATATCAATTGGTCATTCAACCTCTGAAGTAACAGTCAATGATAATCTTACAGTTACAGGAACACTTACACTTGGTTCAGGCGCTGAATTAACAGAAGCTGAACTAGAAATGCTAGATGGAATTACGGCAGGTACAGTAGCAGCTTCTAAAGCAGTAGTCGTAGATTCAAATAAAGATATAGGAACATTTAGAAATGTAACAATTGATGGAACTTTCTCAGATGGAAATTATACATTCGATACAAGCGGTAATGTTTCAGGACTAGGAACAATAAGCTCTGGTGCAATTACTTCATCTGGAGTTATTACAGGAACAGGCTTTACTATCGGTAGCGCAGTTATAAATGAAGCAGAACTAGAAACAATAGATGGTATAACTGCTGGTACAGTAATAGCAAGTAAAGCTATTGTCACAGATTCAAACATAGATATTACTGGTGGTAGAAACATAACCATTAGTGGTGAACTTGATGCTGCAACACTTGATATTAGTGGTAATGCTGATATTGACGGAACCTTAGAAGCAGATGCATATACAGTAGACGGTACAGCATTAAATGAATATATAGCTGATACTGTAGGAGCAATGGTAGGTTCTAATACTGAGACTAATATTACAGTTACATATGAAGATTCAGATAATACTTTAGACTTTGTAATTGGCACACTTAATCAAGACACAACAGGAACAGCAGATAATATTACAATCTCTGCAAATAATAGTACTGATGAAACTGTGTATCCTATCTTTGTTGATGGAGCTACTGGAAGTCAAGGAGCAGAAAGCGATACAGGTTTAACATATAATCCTAGTTCTGGATTATTAACTATAACAGGTGAACTTGATGCAGGATCTCTTGATATTTCAGGTAATGCTGACATAGATGGTACGTTAGAAGCAGACGCATACACTGTTGACGGAACTGCTTTAAATGAATACATAGCTGACACAGTAGGCGCAATGGTTGGAAGTAATACCGAAACAAACATTACTGTAACTTATGAAGATGGTGATAATACTTTAGATTTTGTTATAGGAACATTAAATCAAGATACAACAGGATTAGCAGCAACAGCTACAGCTTTGGCAACAGCTAGAACAATAGGTGGAACATCTTTTGATGGCACAGCAAATATAGCGGTTGCACTTGCTACAGAAGGAACAAATGTTACAGTTAGTGCTAATAACTCTACAGACGAAACAGTTTATCCTACATTTGTAGACGGTGCTACAGGCACACAAGGAATTGAAACAGACACTGGATTTACATATAATCCTTCTAGTGGATTACTTACAATAAGTGGAGAGCTAGACGCAGGAAGTTTAGATATTTCAGGAAACGCCGACATTGATGGAACTTTAGAAACAGACAATCTAACAGT